AGAGAATAAAAAACTTCAACAACAACTATCTAGTGGAAGTAAAGTACTGATTGAGCAGTCTCAGTCAAGCGCACAGCTTGAACTTGAAGCCGCCAAGAAAAAGTACAAAGAAGCTTACGAATCCGCTGATGTTGATGCATTAGCTGACGCTCAAGCAGAAATTGCCAAAGCTACCTTGCGTATGGATAAAGCTTCAGGTATGAAGCCAATCGAAGTGGACGAACGAGAGTTCGCCCCCGCGCAACCAGAAAAACCCAACCTCACCCCCCGCACGCAGAAGTGGATAGATACCAACAGTGATTGGTGGGGGAAAGACGACGAAATGACTATGACTGCAATGGGTATTGACAGAAAGTTGCAAAAAGAGTATGGTGCAAATTATGTAGGTACTGAAGAGTACTTTCAAACCATCGATAAGACGATGCGCAAAAGATTTCCTGAGCACTTTGAGAGTGACCAGAGCTACGAGGAAGACGAACCGCCTCCTAAGAAAAGAACGTCAAAACCGGAGGACGAGGACTTTGAAATCCCGACCCGTGCAAACAGATATGTTTCGCCAGTGGCACCTGCCACCCGAAGCACTCCGCCTAATCGTATTCGTTTAAAAGCATCAGAAGCTGCGATTGCACGCAGACTTGGGGTGCCCATTGAAGAATACGCGAAACAGGTTGCTCAACTTAAAAGGAATGGTTAATCATGGCTGAAACTAAAGAAACTAAACAACAAAATCGTTTAGACCGCGAATTAGATAATCGCTCGGATTGGAATAGAGTAGAAGATTGGGTAGAACCCGATACATTACCTATGCCTAATGAACGTCCGGGTTGGCATCATCGCTATATTCGTGTCAGCATGGCAGGGGAAGCAGATCCCCGTAACATTTCTTCTAGGCGACGGGAAGGATATGAACCCGTGAAAGCGGAGGAATACCCTGAACTTCAAATGCACGCCACTTTAGAAGGCCCTTTCAAGGGCGGAGTTGAAGTGGGCGGATTGGTACTTTGCCGTATTCCAAAAGAGAGGATTATCTCGCGTGCCAAAAAGCACGAGGAAAAGAATAAGCTTATCGTGGAATCGGTGGACAACAATTATCTTCGTGACAGGGACAGTAGATCAAATATGGCGTTAATCGTCGAGAAAAAATCTAATGTTTCTTTCGGTTCTGGAACTTAATTTTTTAAGGAAATCAAATGGCTTACCCCACGGTCTCGGCCCCTTACGGCCTACAGCCGATAAATTTGATTGGTGGTCAGGTGTTTGCGGGTTCTACCCGTGAAGTACCTATCCAGTATGGATACTCCACCAACATTTTTTACGGCGATTTTGTCAACATCACACGTGGTTTGACCACACGCCTTGCAGTTACTGATGGTGGCTCCGCCACTACCGGTGGCACTGGCTACGGTCAAGTTGGTATCTTCCTCGGATGCCGATTCACCAATCCAATTACCAAGCAATTGACTTTCAGCCAATATTGGCCTGCAAGCACTTTGTCTGGTGACGCAGTTGCAATCATCTCTGATGATCCTGATACTGTGTTTAAAGCTGCTGTGGTTACTACTCAAGGTGGTACAACAATCGGTTCTGTCGCCCGTTCTATGGTTGGCTTGAACATGACTGTTTCCAACTTGGCTGGTTCTACCTCTACTGGTAACTCTTCAAACGGTATTTTGGCAAGTTCTGCTGCTACCACTTCAACTTTGCCCGTACGTGTTGTTGGTGTTGTTCCTGACACCGCAGCCGCTTTGGGTACAGCTACATGGTCAAGCGGTACAACTACTCTGACTGTTACAAACTCAGCTTTCTCAGCTTTACCTGTTGGCACCGATGTTTCATTCCTTGCAGCAAACGGTCAAACAGTGTTGACTGGTAACTGGGTTTCTACAGCCGCAGCAGCTAACGCAACCTCCGTTGTGGTCAATCAACAATATGCAGTCGCCGCCGCTGGTGGTGCTGCTATGGCATTGACCGCTATCCCCACAGGCTCAACCTTGGTGTTTACGCAGTTCACAGAAGTTTTGGTAAAAATTAACTTCGGTGTGCATTCGTATTACAACGCCACAGGCGCTCAGTCCTCTGCCTCTTAAGGAGTAACATAAATGGCTATTTCACGTGCACAGCTACTTAAAGAGTTGCTCCCCGGTCTGAATGCTTTGTTTGGTTTGGAGTATGTTCGCTACGGCGAAGAACACAAAGAACTGTACGAAGTTGAAACTTCAGAGCGTTCTTTTGAAGAAGAAACCAAACTGTCTGGCTTCTCTGCCGCACCAGTCAAGAACGAAGGCTCAGCCATCGCTTACGACAATGCACAAGAGGCATGGACAACCCGCTATAACCACGAAACCATTGCTTTGGGTTTCTCAATCACTGAAGAAGCGATTGAAGATAACTTGTACGACAGCTTGTCTGCTCGCTACACCAAAGGTCTGGCCCGTGCTATGGCATACACCAAGCAGATTAAAGCTGCTGCTGTTCTGAATAACGGTTTCTCTGCCAACTATGTTGGTGGTGACGGCGTTTCTTTGTTCAGCACTGCTCACCCCTTGGTCAATGGCGCAACCAACTCCAACCGTCCTTCCACCGCTGCCGACTTGAACGAGACTTCCTTGGAAGCCGCCGTTATTCAAATCGCTGCTTGGACTGATGAGCGTGGTCTGTTGATTGCCGCCAAACCCCGTAAGCTGGTTATTCCTCCAGCATTGCAGTTCGTGGCTACCCGCCTGTTGGAAACCAAACTCCGTGTTGGTACAAACAACAACGATATCAATGCGTTGATGAATAACGGTTCGATCTCAGAAGGTTACACAATTAACCACTATTTGACCGACACCAATGCTTGGTTCTTGACTACAGACGTTCCTAACGGTTTGAAGCACTTTGTTCGTACTCCGCTGTCTAACAGCATGGACGGCGACTTTGATACCGGTAACGTCCGTTACAAGTCTCGTGAGCGTTACAGCTTCGGCTGGTCTGATCCTCTGGGCGTATTCGGTTCACCCGGTTCGTTCTGATGATAAAGGGGGCCTTGTGCCCCCTTTTCTTTTGGTGTATATTGCACACATCTGGGTGACCCGCTTTTACCGCCACTGCCCCAGCAGACGATGCAACGATTGGTAAAAGCTCTTTTGCATAAGGATTCTTATCATGGGACGTAGTACATTTGAAGGCCCAATTCTTCAGGGCGACAATCGATTTGGCCCTCTTCGTAACGTAGGTTACACAGAAGCAGTTCAAACAGCATACCTAGACATTCTCAACACAACCGCTAACACTTCTGGTTATTCTGGTGTTTCTGGTCAGTTTATTGCATCTAACGGAATTCCTAATTCCAACGCAACGGTGTATACACCTTCTGCTGCAACATACCCACCTACGGCACAAACAATTCCTGCGGACTCTGCGACTAACATATATCGCGGTGCTGTTATGTATCTGCCTTATGGTTCAACCATCAATGATGTTTTTGTTGATTGCGGTAACCCTGTAGCCGTTTCTGGTGGCTCAGCCGCACTTACTTCCGCTACTGTATATGTTTCAAATAACTATACAGCCGCCGCAGGTACAGCAAAATATTTTCAAACTGGTTCTATTACTGCTGCTGGTCGTCAATCGTTATCAACATTTACTACAGCGCAACTTTATAACCAACAACTTGGAACTACCGGTGACATCACCAATCCACCCGCAAGCGGTCAAGGCACAAGCCCTACTAGCAGTTTATTATCACAAGTTGTGTTTACCCTTGCTATTGTTGGCACTAATTTAGATACACGCGTTGCTACGGCGACTGTTGCTGGTGCTGTAATTGCAGACACTATCGGTACTTTCACTTGTACCTCTAACGGGTTTTTGGCTGTTGGTCAAACAATAACTCTTTCTGGAACATACGGTGGTTCAGGTTCAATCAGCGGTTACTCTAACCCAACGAGTTATTTGGTTGCTACTGCTACTGGCGGCGCTGGTACTGTTACTGGATTTAAGATTACTAACTTGGACGGCTCTGCGGTTACAACAACTGCAGGTACACCTACAGGTATTACTTACACAATCAGTTCAGCACTTTCTGGTAGATTCCTTTTTACAGCACGTTATACGCAGCTTGATGGAAACATCGGGACTTCCACAGCTTACCCATACGGTAACTTCGACTAATTGAGTAACGGGGGCTTCGGCCCCCTTCTTTGGATTTAAAGGAGTATCGTATGTCAGGATGGACAGTCGTAGATACGGCAACAAACAAATCACTGCCCGTTGGCGGTAGTCAAAATTCTGGTACTGGAGTGCCTTACGTATCTCCTGTACCTTCAGCAACAGACCCTGTACAGAAGTTTCG